AAGGTTAGTATCGAACTTCGCAGATAATTTCCCCAACCGCTAAAGGTTCAAGGGCTCCTTCATCCGTATCCAAGCTCAAGATTGTTATCTGCTGAACACGTTGAGTATTGCCATCTTGATCTATATAAGGAAGATCTGCGTTATCTTCTAAAACTGTTTCTATATCTTCAAATAATTTTTCAAGAGCGAAAACAGCGTTTTCTTCTTGAACATATACTCGAAGAGTGACAGTTAGAAATCTGTCTTTATATCCTCCACCCTGATACTGTCTTGTTTCTGATCCTGCAGACACATGAACTGCAGGAAAATCTTCTACTTCGTCCCAAAACTTTAACCGAGGAAGAACATTGTTATATAGGTTTGTTCTATAAGGGAAGTTCCCATTAATTAACTTTAACTTATCCTCCATAGCTTTTACAATGGCCATTCTTCTAGAACTATAGTCTCTTGTAGCCATTATACTCTCCTAGTGTAAAAACGTCCAGTTAGAAGTTGCGCCGCAATTTGTCGAATAGACAAATCTATAACTCTTCTTGGGTCTCTATCTCTAGAAGCCCAAGGAAACTTACCTGCACCCTGTTCAAATATTTGATAAGGGTTTTTATCGTAAGAATACCCAATACTCGGAAACCCTTGTGCCGTAGTACTAATATCTGTAGCTCTAACACTTGAGGCAAATTTCCCTGATCTATTTTCTAATCCGGGCGCTCCCATATTTTCTTTAACTGTTTGAGGTAATTTTTGGTTAATTAAAGCTATTACAGAAATATTACTACCAGAAGAACCTTTCTTTAACGTTGCTTTTTTTAATCCTAAAGAAGATAGTTTCGCTTTAGTTACAGTACCTTGTGTAGCTTTACGTTTTATTTTTTTAACCGATGTACTGTTAGACAGTTTGGGTTTAAAGTCTTTACTTACTACTTTTACATTCTTGCCTTTTTTTATACCCTGGTCAAATCTTTTTACAACTTTTTTAGCTTCTATTTCTATTCTGGTGTCAGAGCCTTTTCTATCGGTAAAGCTTTTTGCTTTATTTAATTTTACTATAGCCTTTTCTAATTGTTCAATTAGATTAGCTTTTAATTCCAACTCTGATTTTTTACCTCTATTTATTGATGACGCCTCTATACCGATTTCTACAGTATCCTTTTCTAAAGTTCCTTTCTTTCTAAAAAATACTTTTAAACCCAGATTTTTTAAATCTTTATCGGTTATTTTATCTTCCCTAGTTTCATTTCTGTATCTAATTGTAGATTGGAAAGTATCTCTAGCTCTTTGGCTTTGCTGTTCTACAACTGCTGAACCGGCGCGATGACCAAAATCTAAAAAGTTTCCACCAATTATACTATACTCACCCGAGGATAAAGTGGCTATTTCTCTTAGAACTTTATTTATATTGTTTACTAATGTCTTTTTTTGAGAAGAATATAGGGTTCTAATAGTTTCAAAAACAGATAAATGCCCAACCTCTCTCCTTGCTAGACTATAGCCATAATCTCCTTCTAATATAGTTACGCTCCAAGCGCTTTTATTACCTTTTACTCTTGTATTGCTAGAAGAAGGATTCTTATCAAAGTTTTTCTTTGCCGAGTTATAAATTGCTTCTACAAAGTTTGGAACATAAGTATCAATCACATTTCTCATCTGAGGGTGATTGATTTGTTTTGCAGGTATACCTTGCTCTTGAAGCTGAATATAAACCTGGTTTTTTACTCCATTTACAGAGGCACTTATTCTATGAACTTTTACGTCTGATTCTAATTCTCTAAATCCCAACCCTTTCTTCGGGTCATTAGCTGGCTTTTTTAGCTCTTTTATAGTTTCTTTTAATAGCTTATCTAAAAATCTCTTACTCATGCAATTCTATACATATCTAAAACTCTTCGTATGTGATCTGGAAATCCAGGATCATTACGAATTGCAGAGCTTCCTGCCCCCTCTCTACTAGCTGAACCAATGCTTTGTCTTTCTTTCTGTTCGTCTTTATGGTAGTAAGTAATAATATCAGCAACAGCAAGCTCTAAATCAACGGGTACCGAAACATATCCCGCTAAATAAGTGACTTTTACTGCTCCCACTCCGTGAGGCCAGTTTTTATACTTTCCACTCTCTTGAGTTCGGAAAATAGAATCTGATGTCGCATCTAAATACCACGAGTATTCTGGAGGAGTTCCTCCTCCATTAGAAAAAAGCTCAATATAATCAGAAGCTTGACCTGATCTCTCATATACATTTGTTATACTAATAACAGGGCTATATTTTAGCTGAACAGTATAAGTGTCCCATTGAATATCAAATAGTTCCGTATATCCTGGTGAAGTTGCATAAGTATCAAACTCAGAGTTACAATAAGTACGGACAAGCTGACTTACACTCGTAATTAGCTTCTCAAACTTCTCATCATACTGAGTAGAATTAACACCCTCTAACAGTTTATAGTCATCTAATGTAATTAAATCTGCCATTTATTTTCCAAAAAGGCTTGGGAGCCCGAAGGCTCCCATCCTAATATTACCAAGCGTGAGCAACAACCTGACCAGCTGCACTAAACATCTGGTCGAAACCACGACGCTGAGTAGCAACTAATACACGACGTTGATTTTCAACATCATAATCAGATTCAACAGTTACACCACGGAGAACAGGTACTAAGAAGTTACGAGTATTAACAGCAATACCCCAAACCTTATTAGCAGTCTTTCCACCGGTAAATTCGTCACAAACGATAATTGGTGAGCCATAAGCCTGACCAATTTCACCTGAAATCTTAGTAGCACGATCACTACCGACCAAGTTTACATCTTGGAATTCAGGATCATCTAACATGTCATAGTACGCATCCAAAGATACGATATACACTACATCACTAGGACGACGACCATATTTACCCATTGCTTGACGCATGTTCAATAATTGAGCAGTAGTAGCAGTTACAGAAGCTGCACCAGCAGAAGCACCGGCATCCAGTACTTTGCTATCGTCGGTAGCAATCTTAATCAAACCATTTTGACCACCAGCATTTACTACTTCTGAAGAGCCTGCCTGAAGAATTGAATGCTCAATAGCACGTGCATGTGCACGAACCATAGCTTCACGAATTAAAGGAAGAATAGGCATAATTGCATCTTCTTCAGTTTCATTAGCCATGAAAGACTTAGAAACGAGCTTTTCAACGGTCAATACTTTAGTGCCTAAAGTAACACCTGCGTTGGCGCCTGGGGAGGCTTCATCACGTGAACCTAAGTTACCTTTAGGGTTAACGCTAGCACCAGTGCCGGCAGCATTAGCGCTTAACCATTCTGCGTAACCTGCATCAGGCATAGTTGGGATAACCATTGAAGCAGCGTTCATCTGAATCTTACGGAAAAGAGGATCGAGAACAAGCTCGAGCTCAATATCACGCTCAATCGCAGTAGAAACGGTAGTTTCAAAATCTTCGTTCGTAGAACTAGGAAGCTGTACGCCTGCGTTAGCATTCGTAGCTTTTTCAAGGATAGAACGGCCAAAACGAGTTCCTTCCAAGCCTTTGTTAGTAACTACACCAAGAATATGTGCATTTACCATGTCTTCTTCTGAAAAAGAAGATTTTTCGTTACGATCAGCGAATACACGCTTGCTCTGACGCATTTTCTCAATTTCTTCAGCTTTTTCTTTTAGTTCATTTTGCAACGAACCAACAACTTGTTCAAAATTAGCATCTTTTTCAGCAAGTTTTGCTTCAACGTCAGCCATTAATTTTTCTGCACCACTGGTTACAGCGGTTACAATGCGAGCTTCTTCAGCATTTTTCTGAGCTTCGGCTTCTTCAGCAGCTTTTTGTTCTGCTTCCAATCGCGTTTGCTCTTCTGCCTTGCGCTCAGCTTCTTTCATTGCCATTGCAGTTGCGGTCTTTTCGACAGCAGCAGCCACAATCGCATCGATATCGATATCACTCATAGTTTTCTCCTGTACTTCGACTTGTGATAAGTCTTTAGGCATTGATTCGGTTTCAGAATGTTTTTCAAATTCAACTGTTACTTTGTCTTCAGTCTCCTGAACACTAATAACATGCTTTTCTTCCACGGAATCTTCGGTTTTGAAAGATTTCTTGAATTCTTCGTACTCAGACTCTGAGTTAAAAGATTTAGCAAGAGAAAAGGTTGCAGCTTGGTTAGCAGGAACCGTTACTACTGAAACTTCCAGTAATTCTGCGTCCTTTATCTTATATCCATCGGTTTCGGTCATGTACTCCGCATCCTTGACTCGAAACCCGACTGAAAAAGCTCCAAGGACACCTTCTTTAATTAATTCACCTACGTGACCAGCAGATTTAGCAATTTTTGCTTTTAACTGCAGACCATTATCGTTAGTACCAAGCTGAACTGCTCGGCCAATCGGCTGATTGTAATCGTGATTAAAAAGAATTACGGGATTGTTTAAATAATTTTGAAGTCCACCCTTTGTCCAGGCTTCAGTCTCAATTATGTCTCCAACACGGTCAGTACTATTCGTACTGGCCATACCAGCGATATGAAGATCATCCCCTTCTTCAAACGCCTTAAATGTGGAGCCAATGTGAAAAATCTTATTCACTTGATTCTCCTTTTAAAGACTTTAATTTCTCCAGAGGAGAAAGATCGTCTTCTGAAGCCGGTTCAAGAACGGGCTTGGGTGCAGGCTTAACAGATTCAACAGGCTTAGTGCCAATTGCTGCCCAGTCTGCTGGATACATATGTGCTGCGGTTTTAATGATAGAGTTATATCCTCTACCTCTAAAATATCGAGTGAGTAGTCTTGGGTGAACAGGCCAGGCATCGTCTCCGAGTCTATAGTACTCACTTCTATTCATTACTCTTCCTTGTTCATGGAAAAAGTCTACCAAAACTTTTAACGCTTCACTTTTCTTCATTTAGTTTTCCTCTGTTTCTTCGGGCCTTCCACCCTCTGATGGGTTTGATGCGGAGCCTGCAATATTGGCAGGTACTCTTATTTCACTGGACCCAAAAATTTCATCATAGTTTAAGGCTTCTCTCGCTTCATTTGGTGTAATAATACCGGAGTTTACAAGAGTTGAGTAATATGCTGCAGAGTCCCTTAATTCTGGCTGAAGTGCAGGAATATTACTGATATCTGGAGTTATGCTAAACCCAAAAAATCTTTCTAAAGCTCTGTTTATCTTTTCAATAATAGGTAGAATTGTCTCTAAATAATACATTCGATGGTTTGGTCGTATATTTGCATTATTTCCAGAATCTAACATAATCGGCGGTACGCCGAGAACTTTTAGTATTTCCTTTTCTGCGCTTTCTATAGAGCTTTCGAAGTCCAATTCTCTAAAGTTTATATTTGATATAGAATCTAGTTCCATTCCTCCGTCTAATACAAGAGGCCTTCTTCCGCCTCCGTCTGGACGATAACGAGTCATCCAGGATTGAATCATTCTTTCTTTATTCTTTTCACTAATAACAGAGGGAGATTTAATAACGAGACCTGGGACGGCGCCGTTTCTAAAGAAGTTATCTTGGAACTCTCTCATGCGAGTAAGCTGAGACATACTTCGTTGAGCAGCTCTTAAGCGACTAGTACCTCTATAAATGCTATGAAAAGAATTTTCTTTTATATGAATTATTTCGTTTGGTCTATAGTCGATGCTTGTTTGAAATGTGTAACCCGCAATATAAGTTGTCTTATCCGGTTCAATGTCCGTATAGTTAGCGGGGAGATGATACAGAGAAACTCCGTCAAAGTATATAAAGATATTCCCATCTAAAATATAATCGATTATGAGGTTTCGCTTAAAACTGGAAATGTCTTGAAAAGGGTTCGGTTCTTTGTTGAGCAATAGATCAACACGAGAACGACGAATACCTTTGGTTACTGAGTTCAATCCTTGAACAGGTTCACCTATCCTAAGAGGAATTTCAGCTGCATCATCTACAATCATATTTACAGCTCGATTTACGACTTCTAAATATTCGTAATACGCTCTGTAATTTGTAATAATTTCACGAGAAGCAATAGGGCCCGCGCCTTCAAGACTGACTACAATCTCTTCTTGTGCTGGGTTAAGTTTTTCTGTCTTCCAGAAATTATACCATGCCATGTTTTTCTCGTTGAATCTCTACCCAGCGCATCTGCTTCTGAGCTGTATGAAGCCCAGGATTACGCCCATAAATACTGTGCAGCTTTAAGTGATGATCGTGGCAAAGAGTAACAGTATCGTTATAAAGCTCTTGCCAATGATCGTCTATAAATTCATCTCTCCACACAACGATATACTCATCCGTATAGTGTTCTGGACGAATTTTTTGTTTCTCTCTCAACCACGAATGAAATAATGGAGCTAATGTATAATAATGATGAAAGTCTAATCTTACCTTTGCGTCGCAAATCTCACAAGCAGAGCCTTTTTCATATTTAGCTTTGGCTCTGTCTCTGATGTATTTAATCGGGTCTCGTTTTAACTCTGCCATTTTTATAAATTATATATTCGGGTTAGTTGAAAGTCAAGAAT